AGGCCACAGCCTCAAACACATCGACAGCCTGCGCTGTGGTGACAGCATCGGCGAGCATGATCTGCAGGGTGGCGGTGGTGCTATCGGCGACGAACTCGAACAGGCCCAGGGTGGTGCTGGTGGTGGTGATGGTCACAGCTGGCGCTGAACCCTCAGCGATGACGCGCAGCTGGTAGCGCACAGCTTTAGCGCTAGGATCGGCCAGCTGGGCGCTGGCGGTGTATCGGTACGCTTTGCCAACGCTCAGCCCGGTGACGGTGTGCTGTATGCCGAAGGTGTTAGCCGGCAGGGTGGCGGCAGCTGTTGCCAGGCTCTCGGTGAACAGCGCCTGGCGGTTCTCGATGGTGCCTCGCCTGATCCCCTCACCGGTGTAACGGGATACGGCCGCCGGCGGTGTGCCGATACTTGTCCAGCTGTCCAGATCGCCAGCGCTCAGAATCAGCAGCTGGCTGCGCCCTGCTGAGTAGGCGTTAGTGCCGCCGGCGGTGCGAGCTGCGACCCGGGCGTGCCATGTGCGCCCACCAGCCAGGCCAGCCACTGCATGGCTGGTGATGTTGCCCAGCTCGATGTTCTGCACGCTGGCGGTGAATGCGGCATCGCGGGCCAACTGTAGGCGGTAACCGGTCAGCCCGGTGGCAGGGTTGGGGGGTGTCCAGTTGCCGAGCAGCTGGCCCAGACTGTTCTGCTGCCAACTGGTGAACGTGGGCGCTGGCAGGCCCACGAACGCGCTAGGGGCGCCGCTGGAATACGGCGAGAAGCCGGCCGAGTTGCGGGCACGCATACGAAAGAAATACGTCTGGCCGGGGGTCAGGCCGGCCAGATCGAGGATCTGCCCAGGGTGAGTAGCTGTGACCAGGCCGGCGCTGAACGCTGTGTCGACAGCTGCCTGGAATTCGTAGTCGAGGATTCCAGCGCCACCGTTATCGGTGGGGATGGTGCCGTTGATGCGGGCGCTGCTGGATGTCACATTACTGATCGAGGTGATACTGGGGGCGCTGGGTGTGCGGGCAGGGATCGACGCGCTGGGGGTGCCAGCTGACCAGGCGGAATAGCCTCGCCGATTGCGGGCGCGCAGGCGGAAATAGTACACCTGGCCGGAAGTCAGGCCGCCGATGTCGGCGATCTGCCCGGGGTGGGTGAGGGTGAGCACGCCCGAGTTGAACCCAGTGTCGAGGGCTGCCTGGAATTGGTAGTCGAGGATTCCAGCCCCACCGTCATCGGCGGGCGCGTTGCCGTTGACGCGGGCGCTGCTGGTGGTCAGGTTGCTGATGGAGCTGATCGAGGGAGCGCCGGGCGCCTTGGCGATGCGGGGGAAGTCTCCAAACGCTGCAGTGTTGTTGGCGTTGTTTGGCCCGTAGGCCAGGATCTGCCGGAAGGTGACAGCGCCTCGGTAGCCGGCTGCATCGTGGGGGATGTTGACATCCACCACCACATCCCAGCGCATAACGCCACCACCGACCCCGGTCGGCATGAAGGGGGTTCCCTCCCGCCGGCCCCACAGTCCGATGCCGTCGATCTCGCCATCTTGCCGGCCATAGTCCAGGAACCTGCTCGTGGTGTTGCCGGTGTTGATGGCGCGCAGCCGGCAGCGCAGCGTGGTGAAGTTGCCGTCCTCGTTTTGGCTGATCCGGTCAGCCACGAGTATAAAAGTGGTCGAGGGGGAGGTTCTGGCTACTGCTATCAGGTCAGGCATTAGAACGCATACACCCCCCGGGCAGCGCCCTGGGGCGGGGCTGCGATCGGGGCCAGCGATGTGGCAGCGAGGCGGCCCAGGCGGGCCTCGAACGTCTCGAAATTGGCCGGCACGCTCACCCCGTAGCGGGGGGTCTCCACATGCACTTTCACAGCATCAGCCACGGTCACCACCACGATGGCGCTCTGGCTGCCGGTGCTTTTGTCCAGCGGGTAACGCGATGCCACATCCACCACGCGGCCGGTGAACAGCTGCGACATCGCGTTAGCAGCGCCTACAGATTCCAGGGTGATGATCTGCCCAGGTTGGATGGTTCCCCCGGCCAGTGGATCTTCCGCGTTCAGCAGGGTGAAGCTCATCAGCCCCACATCAGTTTTCAGGCCCAGGCCGGTGCGTGAGCTGCCACGGCGGGCGCTCACATTGGTGGCGTTGGCGATCAGCTCGCTGCTGGCGCGCATGATGCGCACACTGCCCAGCAGGGGGCGCTCGGTAATGGTCACAGTCGGCCCCCGCTGAACTCGTAGTCGCGGATCGATTCCACGATGATCCGGCCGGTTTCAGCGGTCGGGTTCAGTGTTTGCAGGTTGATCTGGATCGTGGCAGGGGCCGCACTCATGCTGCTGCGACTGCGGCCGGTGCTGTAGGTGTTGAACGCCCCATCGATCTCGGGGGCGCTGAGTTGTGCGCTGAACCTACCAGCGACCCGATCGCTGAGCTGATCCATCGCCCCATCGACCAGGCCGGCGTTCTTGCGCAGCCCCACGGCGAGACCTGCCACGGTGTCTTTGCCGAAGCTGGCGAACAGGCGGCTGGGCGATTTGATGCCCAGGAATTTGAGGAACCCACCCACAGCGCCTTTGGCGATATCCAGCAGCGCTTTACCGACACTGCCGCCAGCTTTGAACAGGCCAGACACCAGCCCACCGATCAGATCAACGCCGGCGCGCAGCAGTACAGGTATCAGGCCAATGATCGCGCCGATGATGACCGGCGCCAGGGCGATGAGGGCGCCCAGCAGGGGTGGGATGATCTGCGGGATCGCGCTAACTAGGCCGGTGAACAGTTGCACAGCGCCGCGCAGCAGGGCGGGCAGCATGGACAGTACCGAGCCGATCAGGCTGGGCAGCAGGTCGATGATGGCACGCAGCAGCAGCGGCAGAATCACCGGGATCGAAGCCACCAGGGCACTGAACAGGTTGATGGCAGCCCCCAGAATGTCAGGCAGCATCGACAGCACAGAATCGACCAGCCTCGGCAGCAGCCCCACGATGGTGGCGATCAGCGGGGGCAGGATGATGGGGATCGCGTCCACCAGCATGGTGAACACGCTGATGGCAGCATTCAGCAGCAGGGGGACAAATTTCAGAATGGTGGTCAGCAGGTCGGGAAGCATGGCAGCCAGCTGGGCGATGAGCTGGGGGGCGATGATGGCGATCGACTCGACCAGGCCACGAAATAGAGTCAGCCCGATTACCAGCAGGGGCAGCACGAACGTGGCAACCTGCGCCAGCATGGCAGCCAGGAACCCAGTCAGGGCGGCGATGACAGCCGGCAGGATCTGGGGCAGCGCCTCGGCCAGGGTGTTGAACAGTTGCATAGCGCCGGCGAACAGTACGCCTCGACCCTCGGTGATGCTGCTGAGCAGGGTGGCCAGGCCATCACCGTTTACCCACGCTGCAGCAGCTGCCACGCCGGCGATGACGCCGGACAGCAGGCCGGCGAACACATCGCTGAAATTCAGGGAGCTGGTGCCGTTGATGATGCTAAAGACGAAGTCAGCGAACCCGTTAGTGGCAGCCACCAGGGATTCATTCATGGCAGCGAACCAGGCGCTGCCTTGGATCAGGTTGATCAGGGTTCCCGCTGCAGCTGTCACAGCCACCATGGCCGGCAGCAGGGCGGTGCCGAAGGTGGCGAACAAGTTTTCGGTGCCGGCAGCTAGGCGCTGCTGCGCGCCGGCCAGGGTGGTGCTTTCTCTCGTGAACGCCCCAGCAGCATCAGCTGTCTGCTCATACAGCAGCGCCAGGGTGGCCTGCAGTTTCGCGTTCTTTCCAGCCTCACCCGTCAGCCCTGCCAGGCCCATCTCCAGCAGTTTGGCCTGAATGTCAACCTCGCCCAGCGACACCCCGAACCGTTTGATGGGTTCGCGTTCACCACGCAGCAGAGAAGATAGGGCAGCCACAGCATCTTTGGTACTACCGCCGAACTGCGCCGATAGGTCAGCGCCGACCCGAATGAGATCATCGGTCTGCTGGCCGAGCTGGGCAGCATCCACCCCCATGTTGCGCAGCTGAGAGCCGAGGATGGTTGCCAGGCCGGCGTATTCGCTTTTCGCCAGGCCCACCGAGCTGGCTGCAGCGGTGGCCCATTCTTCCATCTGGCCGGCGTTTTCTTTGAACACTGACTGCAGGGCGCCCAGGTTCTGCTCTAGCTCGCTGGCAGCTTTCACGCCCTTAGCAGCGCCCCCGATGAGGGCAGCGCCCAGGATGGCAGCAGCTGCCACGCCAGCTTTGGCCCAGTTGCCGAGGGCGTCGCCGCTGTCGCCTAGCTTTTTTTGCAGGTCGCGGGTGTCGCCGAGCACGGACACGATGACGGTGTTTCTAGCCATGGCCGGCGTTCCCCTCTACTTGGTGTTCAGCGCCTGCTACGGCGTTGACTGTTCATCTCTGTGATGATCGCGTCGCGCTCGGCGATCGTCAGGCTTTCGTATGCCTCGGGCTGTAGCCCCAGGTGAACTATGAATTGGGCTTTTTGGCGGGCGCGCTCTTGGTGGCGGGCTTGTCTTTTTTTTCAGCTGCATCCTCTGCCGGCACATCATCGCCGAGGCCCAGGATCTGCTGCGCCTGATCCATCGGGGTGGCTAGTGCCTGATTGAACGTGAACGTGGGTTCGCCGTTGCGGCGCTGGTGAATCATCACCAGGGCGGCCAGGAATTTACCCTGGGGGGCGCCCTCTAGCTCGGACAGTGAGACGCCGGCCAGATCTTCGATCGTTGCGACCTCGCCCAGGGTGAGTTTTGTGATGTCGAGCTTTGCCATGATGTTTTTTCTCTCTGTTATAGGTTGTGTTTTTTGAGCAGCTGGCCCAGGCCGGCCTCGAGCTGAACGATGAGGGCGGGCTGTGCGCGGCGTAGGGCGTCCACCAGGAACGGCTGCGCGCGGGTGCCGGTGTTCGGGTTGCCGTAATGGATGACGCCGGCGTAGCTGGCTTTGCGGGCGTAGCCGGCCCTCACCACTGCCTTGGTGCGGCCTCGGCCTGCGCGCAGGCTGGCGGCCAGCTCGCCACTCTGCTGAGGCACGCGGGCGTTAGCGATGACGGTCTGGCCCAGCTGCTGCATCAGGTTGGGCAGGTCGGCCGATTCATCGCCGGCAGCTCGCAGTTTTTTGTTCAGCTCGCGCAGCCCATCGATGCGTAGGTTGCGGTTCTGAAATTCAGCCATGAGCTGCCGGCCCCCTGAGGCTAGTTACGCGCCGGTGTCCATCGTCGGTTCGCCGTCGATGGTGAACTCGTAGTCGAACGTGAACGCGCTAGTGGCGCTGCTGGATGCCTCGCCCCCGATGGTGGGCTTTGCGCCGATGGTGAGCGTTCCCACGAAATGCGGTTCGTTGGCGGTGGGGGCAGCGTTGCCGTGGGCGGCGATGGTGTAGGGAACATTAGCCTGGCCGCTGTTCTCCCAGACGTAACGCCAGAACGCTGCGCTGGCGGTGCTTTGGATGGCCGAGCCGCGCAAGTAGAACTGCCGGCCCCCACCGTTGGCCGCGTCCTCGAACGTCACCACATCAGCATCAGCCTCATCGTTCTCGATCGCCCAGCTGATCACATCAGCAGACTGGTCGATGCCGGGGGTTCCCAGGGTCAGCTGGGGCTTTTTGTTGCCTCTAATGCGGGTCGATCCCATGGTGGTGCCTTTCTTGGGTTAGGTGGGTTAGGGGAATGAGGCCACGGCGGCCACGTTGATGGTGACGCTCAGCACATCACTGCCAGATAGGTCGATGAGTCTGGGCTGGTCAATCGTCTCGATCAGCCAGTCAGCTGCGCTCAGCCGGCCGCTGACGGTTTCAATCAGCTCGTCGAGCTGGTCGGTGGTTTCACTGTTCAGTGATGGGTGAGTGAGCAGGACAGCCTGGAAGCGCACGGTGCTGCTGCCGAAGTTTTGGGCCTGCTCGATGTAGGGGGCGCCGGCCATGACGAACGCTGCCGGCAGCTGCACGCGGCCGGGCACATGGTCATAGGTGGTTAGCTCGGTGGGGTTGCCGGCCACATCATCGGCCAGCTCGCGGCGCATATCCCCCAGCACGCTCATGCGAACCCCATGGGTAGGAATGGGGCCAGGATGACGCGGGCCACGTTCAGCGGATCGCGGGCGATGCGCATGGGTGTGCCGGCGGGGTCGGCGTATTGGCTGATCCCGTTGGGCGCTTGCCTTTTGTGAAACAGTTCACTGCCGGCCTCGATGATGGCGCGGGTACGTATCGCAGCCGGCAGCACACTGGCGCCGATGAGTTGACCGACCAGGGCGAGAGCTTCGCGGGCGCACGCGGTGACGAACACATCATCGACAGCCACATGGCGGGCGTCGGGTGTGACGTATTCGCGCAGCTGTGCAGTGAGCTGTTCCAGCTCTGCAGCCTCGCCCTGGTCGGTGGTCATTGGTGACTACTTGCCGTCTTTGACGCCGGCCGGCAGAGCTGCGACCACGGGCACGATGGCGCCGGGGATCTCCACAGCGTTGGCAGCGTAGTAGTACACCCCGAACTGCTTGGACAGGTTGACGATGTTTTCATCAGCCAGCTCGACCATGGGGCTGTTGTACTGGCGGATCGCCTCACTGTTGACGAACGCAGCGCCGGGGGTGGCCTGGTTGAGGTTCAGGAACACATCAACGCCGGCCAGGTTGCCGGTGAGGGCGCGCGGGTTGATGCGGCCCACCGTGTTGACGCCCTCGCCACTGATGATCATCAGCGGGCGGCCGGCGCTGTCCACCAGTGAGGCCAGCGCTTTGAACTTGGTTTTGTCAGCCACCAGGGCATCGAGGGACAGGCCGAGGCTTGCGTACCATTCGGCCCCGTCGATGATGGCGCCCACCCAGTCGATGTAGTTGGTGTCATCGGCCACCACGGCCACCCGGTCAGGGTCGGCGGCGTTGGTTGCCACGGTGGCAGCGAACAGCTCGCGCAGCTCGGACGCTTTGCGGGCGCCAGCGCGCAGCGATAGGGCGCGCATGTGCAGATCGAGCATCGACACGTTCGTGGTGCGCTCGATCTGCTGGCGGGTCATCTCGATGACACCTCCATAGGTGTGAATGTCTGCATAGGCCACATCAAGCGAGATTTTGCCCACGGGCAGATCTGCGCCCTCGGCGGTCTGCTTGGCTACGGCCACCGTGTTGGTGTCGAGCACGCCATATTCAAGGCGCAGCCCCTTGGCTGGCAGCGGGCCGGTGCTGAAGATTTGCCCGAGCACGTTGGGGGACTCGATGAGGCGGATGGTGTCGCCCACATAGGCGGGGGTGAGCATCCCATCGGCGCTGGTGCCGCCAGTGTAGGCGCGGGTGACCAGCTGCTCGTATTCGCGTACAGCGTCGGCGTCGCCGGCGGCGATGCTGCGCAGCCATTGCCCGGCGCTGCGCTGGTCGATGGCGGGCGCCTGCTCGTCGCGGTGCTGAACGCTCAGCTCGACGCGCCGGCCGAGATCCTCGACCGATTCGCGGATCTCGCGCAGGTCATCGGTGCGCTCGGTGCGCTCGGTGTCGGTGGTGGTCATAGTGGTGGTGTCCTCTCGTCGGTGGTCGGTGGTAACAGTTGATGGTTGATGGGTTGGCGGTAGTTGGCGCACGCTGTCAACGCGGGCCGAGGGGTAAGCGGGGAAGGGCACCAGGGACACCTCGCGCACGCGCACCCGGTCATAGACGATTACCTCGCCCTCGTCGTCTCGTTCCATGTGCCACTCGATCGGGTCGAACCCGATCGATAGGCCATCCAGTACGCCATCGAGGGCCAACTGTCGGGCCTCGTCAGCGCCGGGGGTGCTGCTGAACCGGCCGGTGGCGATCCACCCGGCGGGGGTTTCGCGTTGCTCGGTGATGATGCCGATCGGGTCGCGGTGGCGGCTAAACAGTTTGGCGCCGGCAGCATCCACCGAGCCAGGGGCGAACCGTTCCCTCTCGCCGTAAATGGTGATTGTTTCCCCATAGGGGACACCTACGCCGGTGACGGTGCGCGTGTCGGTGTCTGCTGCTGCGCGCATGTGCAGCTCGCGGGTGTCGGTGGTGATCATTCGGCCAGCATCTCCTCAGTGTCAGTTAGTGGCGCCCAGCCCTCGATGTCACGGATCTCGGCAACCGTCAGGAACCCGGCGGCGATCGCTGTCTGGTAGCTGGCGTAACGGGTGGTGGTATCTGCCCGCAGTAGCGCCTCGATGTTGAACTTGGCGCTGCGAGCACCCGGCAGCAGCTGGGTTAGGGCGTCCTCGATCTCGGTGAGGTATCCCATGAGGGTGAAGCGAACGTAGGCGAGCCAGTCCTGCTCGACGTTGCTGTAGGTCTGGCTGGAACCCTCCACCGAGGCCAGCATCAGCGAGGCCGGCGTGCCGAACAGGCGGGCGATCTGGGTAACGCTGAACTGCTGAGATTCGATAAATTGCACATCTTTGGGGGACAGGAAGATCGGCCGATAGTCCAGCCCATTACCGAGAACTACCACGCCGTTTTTCTGGCCGGCGTCGGCGTTCCACTTGTCTTTGGCGTTTTTGGCTACCTCGGCGGTGACGTTCTGATCTGTTTTGAGCACACCGGTGGGGACGCCGGAATCATCCAGCCACGCAGCTGCATAGTCGCGGGTGCTGATGGCCCCGCGCAGGTCAGGCTGGGCGGCCTGGATGGGGCCGAGGCCATACGCCGAGCCGGGCACGCGCAGCAGGGTTACGTGCATCATGTTGCGGGGCTGTAGGTCGGTGCCTCGGTAGCTGTATTTGGTGATGCGGCCGGCGGCGTTGGTGTGGATGCGAACCTGCAGCGGGTTGAGTACCGGCAGGGCGATGGGCTGCCCGGCTGCATCTCGGATTATCTCGCAGTAACCATTGCCGGTGCTGGTCATCGATACCACTAGCTGTTCGATCCAGCTGCTGCGCGATGAATCAGGATCGGGCCGGCGGGTAAGGGGGTGATCCTCGACCATGCGGCCGTAGCGCATGGTGCTAATGCTCAGCTGTTTGGCGCTGATGGCATGGATCTGGATCGCTCGGTACACCATCGATATGCCGAAGGCGTCGCTGACACTGACAGCGCTCAGCGATGAACTGCGGGCGGGCGGCTGCACAGTGTTGCCGAACGCGCCAGAGTCTGCGCTGCGCCGGTTGCCGGCGATCCATTCCCTGATACCCACAGCAGCATCATGCAGGCGCCCTCAGCGCTGCCACTAATTGGGGCTGGCCGTAAATGTACAGTTTTGACCGGAATAGTGCGCTAGAACATTTGCAGGGTTGAGCTGCGATGATTCTCAGTCAGCTGGACGCCGATCACGTGCGACATGACACCATCGATCGAGCTGCTGGATGCTTGCCGGCTGATCTTGAACCCACCGTCGCTCTCTTTGCGTTTGGTCAGCGGGATCTGTCGGGCGAGCAGGTCATGGCCGGGGTGGGCCAGTTGGCCCTGCTGCAGTTTGGCGTAGAACAGGGCGCTGCCGTTCATCACATCAGCCATACCGGCCAGGCTCACCGGCACCCCGCGCAGCTCAAGCTCTCGGCCGAGATCGCGCAGGGTGAAGCCATCCATGCCGATGGTGGCCGGCTGGTGGGCGGTGTGTAATTGCAGGCACAGCTCCACCAGCTGCTGCTGCGTGGGGCGCACAAGCGAGGCCACCACATCGCAATAGATACGCCCATCTGCTCTCTTGCCGAACGCTGAAATGGTGGCAGCTGACCAGTCCGGGGTGCGGTCGACAGTGAAGATCGGGGCGACGCCGGCGGGGAAGTCATCGCGCACGAAGTTGTCTCGCCACATCTCGGCGCTGATGAAGGCTGAGACAGCCTGCACGAACCGGTTCAGTCGATACCGGACAGCTGTCTGCGGGGGCAGAGATCGGGCCTCGGTCATGGCGTTGGACAGATCGACGCGGCCGGATGCGATCGAGGGATTAGCGCGGGCGAGTTCTTGGCCCAGCTCGTCGTCATCGTCGCTGATCTCGGCGGCGTCGGATTCCCAGCAGTAGAAGCCGAACCGGGCAGCATCGCCGGCCTCGATCGCCTCAGCTCCCTGCCCGTACAGGTGTAGCAGCAGCTCGCTGCCGTCATCGCCGGCGGTGGTGATGCCGAGCACCAGACAGTTAGGCCGGCCCCCTAACCCGTTCACTAAGTCGAACCATAGGGCGGTGGCGAGAATGTGCAGCTCATCGACCAGGCCCACATCGATGGGGATTCCCTGCAGCGCTGCAGATTTGGCGGCTTTGATTTCGTACTGGCCGCCGTCTTTTGTTTGGATGCCGCGCGTTTCGGTCAGCGCTTTGAATCGGGCAGCCAGCTGGGGGGTGCCTCTGATCGCGCGCATGGTGCGCTTATATACCAGGCGGGCCTGCTCGGCGCTGGTGGCGACCCCCACCACGCTGGGGCTGGCTTTCATCAGCAGGGCGAACAGGCCCACAGCTGCAGCGATCTCTGTCTTGCCGTTTTGCCGGCCGAGAGATATCACCACCTGCCTGAATCGCAGCTGGCCGGCGCGAGGATGGCCGGCGGGGAACAATTCCAGGGCGTGGCGTACTGCGGATTCTTGCCAGGGTTCCAAGGTGTACCCGAACGCTGCCCGCCAGATTTCGCGCAGCACGTGGCGGTAACCATCGAACGCGCTGGGGAAGTCAGCCGTGAGCGGCGGAGTCCAGCGTGCCGGCGGCCATGCGGGGATCTCGGGATACGGGGCGGCGCTCATGCGTCGGCGCTGATCTCGTCAGCTGTCCAGCGGCCCCCGAAGATCTCGAACATGTTTTCGCCGGTCGCAGCAGGGCGCCCGCCGGCATCCCCCCCAGCTGCCGGCTCCCCCGGGCGTCGGTTCAGCAGCGCTCGATGGATGAGAGTGAATTGAGAGATCAGGGCGGCCTGGAATGTGCCGCCGTCGAGCTGCGCGGCGATGGTGCGAAGCGCCATCAGCTGGGGGGCGTCAGCTGCGCTCAGCCAGCTGCTGGCCTCGGCCTGAAACAGGAATACCGATTCTGACCAGCTGGCATTGGGGGGCAACTCGAACGGAATTGGCGCGATTGGTTCACTGTTGGTGCTCATCTGGATATTTCCGGCTCTGATCTGGTGAGAATGGAGTCTGGGGCGGGGTGCAGGGGGCGCTCACACAGAAGAATCGGCCCTGCTGCGCGGGCGGTGATCTCCACTGATGCCAACCTCGACCCCGTAACGGTGGGCGAGCTGGGCAGCGTGAACGGTGGTGTGCCAGCGGTAGTGGTGGGGCAGTTGGCTGTTCAGCTCGGTGGTCTGCAGCATGTCGCCGGTGGCAGTGGTCAGCATGGTGTGGGCCTTTCTTAGTGGGGGATGCTGGCAACCCAGCGGGGGTTGTAGTAGTTGATGCGGGGCATCTCGTCGCGGTCACCTTTGCGCCCGTTGCAGGGCTTACAGCAGGCCACTAGGTTCGATGGCTCATCAGGGCGGCCCTGCCGGCCCTCTCTGATCCAGGTGGCCTTGCTCACCACATGATCAACCTCGGCGTTTTGGCCCTCGATGAGCGGTTGGCTGCAGTAGCTGCACGCCCACTGATCGCGCTCCAGCACGGCCCTGCGGGTGGTTTGCCAGGCGGCGCCTCGGCTGCTGTGTTGGCTCACTGGGTTGAGTTTTGGATCATGCGGTGAATGTAGGCGGCGTCATAGCGCCTAGCCCCGCCGGCGGTTTTGGTGTACTTGATGCGGTTCTCATTCGACCAGCGGCGCACGGTGTGCGGTTCCACCCCGAACAGTGCGGCTACCTGGCCGGGGGTGAGTTTGGGGCCGCTGTGGTCATCCTCATGGGCGGTCATGGTGTGGCCTCTCTGGGCGGTGATGGGTGGTAGTTGATGGGCTGGGTTGGGTGGGGTCGGTTTCGGCTGCTGGCTGTCCTCTGGTGACCTGCCACGCCCACAGGCTCCACGCGGCCAGCACGAGTAGGCCAAGTAGGCCCAGCTCGCCGGTGCCGGGGTCGATGTCTGGGCGCATTAGCTGGCATCCTCGCGCCGGTGGCGCACCAGCTCGCGGGCGGGCGCGAACAGGGCGCTAGCAGCGGTCATAATGTCCAGGGCCAGATCGAGATCGATGCTGCCCTGGGCGATCTGGTCGCGGGTGGCTGCACACTGCAGCGCTGTGCGAGTCACGAAGGCCACATCGGCAGAGTGTGCGCCCTCGTGGTCGAGCTTGCTGGTCAGCAGGCCGTAATCGCCGGCGAGCTTGTCTAGCTGTTCCCATGCGGCAACAGTGGAGTGTTCAGGGCGTGGCGCGTTCATGCTGTGGGCCTCTCTGCTGCGTAGGTGCTCCAGTCGGCGCGTATTTCGCGCTTGTGTTTGTTGACGGTGCCTACCGAGCAGCCCAGCTCGCGGGAGATCTGCGGGGCGCTCTTGCCTCGGCTCCACAGCTTGAAGATTTCCTGCCGTAGGTCGAGGCTGCGCTCTTGTCTTTGCCCGGGGTCGTTCACTGTTATGAGCTGGTGCTGGGCCATCGTGGTCGGCTGCACTCTTTGTGCTTCTGCTCGATGCTGCAGTAGTCGGTAGGTCAGCAGTGGCACGCTGATTTTCATCTCCACCATGCGGGCGGCTGTGCGCTGTGCGCTCATGCTGCGACTACTTCGCGCACTCGATCTCCGAACTTGCAATAACCCGGCGTGTGCGCAAGCTCTGCGTGTCCCTCTTTGCAGGCGCGCGTACTGTGGCTGGCCCTCTCACTATTGATGGTTGGGTTATAGGGTGGTTCGGGTGTCGCTACCGACACCCCCCCCGCGTCGCTACCGACACCCGGTGTCGCTACCGACACCCCACTATCCACAGGCTGTTCAAACAGGTTTGCCGCCGTTCGCCTGGTTCTGTGTTGGGTGCTGCGATCACAGTTAGGGGGGCAGCGCACCGTTACCCGATACAGGTTCGGTCGGTGGCTATCTGCCAGGCTGTGCGAGCCGCCACCGTTGAGCACGATGGAGATCTCCCCGAGCGATTCCAGGCGCTCTAAGGCCTTTTGGACGTTGCGCCGGCTGACGCCTGCATACTTGGCCAGGGTGTTGACGGAGGGCCAGGCGCCCCCGTCGCCGTCATGGTTGGCGATCCCGATCAGTACGAGCTTGGCGGTGCCGGCTGCTTGGCTGTGGTGCAGGGCCACGGTCATGCTCTCGACGCTCACAGCGTGATGCTCAGATATGTGGTCATAGCGAACAGAATGGTGGACAGATCCGCCGATCATCAACTTATCGGCCGGCGTGTCGTGAAATATGCACATGAAAGCGCTACGCTCAGCAGCATGACCATGATTTACATATCAGCCGGAACTGTTGGCGCTCGTCTGCGGGCCAGCCGGCGGGGAGCCAACATCGATCAGGCCGTCATGGCCGCACAGCTGGGCCTCGCGCGCACCACCATCTCGAACTGGGAGCGGGGCGTATTCGAGCCGACCGTCTCGCAGTTCATTGTGTGGGCGCAGATTACCGGCCAGCCAGCCCACGAGCTGATCGAGGGGCTGCCGGCGATACTAAGAATCCCGGCTGCTGGCGAGAGCGAACCGGGATCCTCGTACACCCCCCGGGACTTGAACCCGGAACCCACTGCTTATGGGTCTAGGTTTTGGGCGATCGTTGCCGGCCTGAACCTGACCTGCGCTGACTGATTAGCGGGAAGGCCATCAGTGAGCACACATCTGCGCTATGGCAGCGTTGGCAGCTTGCAATTACTGGTACAGCCTGGCCCCGCGTGGGTTGAGCCTCTCGATTCATACCTGGGTTGGATGCGATCGGCTCAGCGCTCCCCCGGCACGATCAAACAGCACAGCTATGCGCTGCGCCGCTTTGCCGCCGATACGCTGCGCGATCCCTACCCCGTCACCGTCAAACAGCTGGCGCGGTATCTCGGTGAGCGTGGCGAGCTATCGCCGGCAGCGCTGCGCTCCAAACGTCAGGCGCTGCGCGGCTTTTACAGCTGGGGGCAACTGGTGGGCCGGTGGCCTGATAACCCCGCCCGGCAGCTGCCCGTGATCAGGGCGCTGGTGGGGGTGCCCCGGCCGGCCCCCGAGCACTCAGTACGGGTCGGCCTGCAGGTCGCCGATCAGCGGGTCAGAATCATGATGATGCTCGGCGTTCAGGTGGGGATGCGTTGCCGTGAGATCTGCCGAGTGGCAACCACTGACCTGCAGCGGGATTTGATCGGCTGGTCGCTGTTGGTGCATGGTAAGGGTGGGCGTAACAGGATGGTGCCGATACCGGATGATCTGGCGGCGTATATTCGCCGGCACGATGAGGGGTTTCTGTTCCCTGGCCTGGTCGATGGGCATCTGAGCGCTGCGTATGTGTCGAAACTGATCAGCAGGGCGCTGCCGCCCGGGGTGACAGCCCACCAGCTGCGCCACCGATATGGCACTAGGGCCTACCAGCTCGGCGGGCGAGACTTGCGAGCCGTCCAGGTGCTTTTGGGCCATGCGAGCGTTGCCACCACGCAGATTTATGTCGCGGTCGAGGATGACGCGGTCAGGCGGGCAGCCATGGCAGCAGCAGCCAGCTAGGGCGCTGCCACAGCCACAGCCACAGCTGCAGCTGCAGGCGATCGCTCAGCCGATCGCTGAGGCGCGCGCTTGCCCGGTCGGATTCACATACAGCACCGCCATCACTAACGGCAGCAGCACGGCAGCAGCGCCCTCGGGCAGCCAACCGGCGAAGATCGCCCCCGCCACGGCAGCAGCGCTCACCCCGTACGCCCAACGCCTGAACGCTGGGGTGAGCACGCGGGCGGTGACAGATTTGACGGTGTGTTTGGGGGCAGCTCGATGGGCTGCGGGGTAGTTGTCTGGGTCGGTCATTATCTCTCGTCTCGGGGGGTTTTGAATAACGATTCAGGGATCGGCAGCGGGGGGATGCCGGCCCGATAGGCATGATCATGCTGCTGGCGGATGTAGGCCCACAGGCGGTTATTCAGCGCCTCGACTTCTTCGAGCCGGCTCTCGATGCGGGCCATTCGCCCGTAGCGGGCATTCAGCCATGCGCCGAGCGCTGCGATGACAGCCACAGCGATGAGGCTCCATTCAGCTGGCCCCATCAGGTCACCGGTTCAGTCCAGGCAGCTGCCCAGGTCGCGGGGCCGATGAGCCGGTCAACGCTCAGCCCTTTTTCTGCTTGGAAGGCGCCGGCGATTGTCGCTGTCTGCCGGCCATAGAGCCCATCGGCCGTGATCGACCAGCCACGCTGTCCCATCCGGTTTTGCCAGGTGGCCAGGTGGTCACGGTTGCCGAAGTAACCACTGACCGACTGGGCGGGGCCACGCTTCGGGCCGAAATACCAGCCAGCGGGCAGGGGGAAGGTGGGCGCCACCAGCACAGCAGCAGCAGGGTGAGGCGCTGAGGGGTCGCGGGTGGCTGCGTACTCGAAATGTACCGGGTCGCTGGCTGATGTTTGGAACCATCCAAACGCCGGCCCGTGGGCGAGCATGTGCTTGATGCGCGAGGTGTCCACGGCGATGCCACCATCTTTCACATGGTTGGAGGCGCTGGCAGGGCGCGCCGGCGCATACAGGAATGGCGGCCGGTTGAATCGGCCCCCCTGATTCCATCGGGTGATCAGCAGCTGCTGCTCGACCTCGGTACGGCCGGCGCTGTTGATCGCCACGATGCCGTGGGCTGTTTCCAGCCTGGTGAACGCCTCAGCTGCTGGGGCGCTCAGCCACGCGCCGGAATGGTTCGCCAGTGGTTGCATGATGTGCTCTCTCTCGGGGTGGGCGTTACGGGGCCGGCTCGAGGGCCGGCTCTGGGGTCGGCTCGGGGGCTGGCTCGGGATCGGGGGCGGCGATGAGTGCCTGGTAGGTGTCCAGCGCTGCCTGCAGCTCGGCGGCGCGCGCTATGGCGCCGGCAGCCTGCACAGCTGCAGCAGCTGCAGCCGCCAGAGCGTCGGCGCGCTGCTGCACGAACATGGCAGCGCTCGCCTCAAGGCCGGCGATCTGCTCGGCCAGTACGTCAGCGATTAGGCTCATGGGTGGGTTCTCCTTAGTGGTTGATGCTCAGCCGGCGCGGATGATGTACTGGGTGACCAGATAGGGCTGCAGATTGTTGTGGGCTTGGTTGCCGCCGGCGTTCTGATTGGTGGCGGTGGTCGCGTTGTTCGACGCTGTTGCCGCTTGATTGATTGCTACTTCAGCCGCAGTGCGCATCCCCTGATCAACAGATAAGGGCATACCACTGCCTGTCGCGCCAGCCACGTTGTAACCGGACTCGCGCCACACTGGGCCGCGCATTTGGTGGCTGTGTGCGTTCTGCCCGTGGTTGTGTGCGTTCTGGCTGTGGTTGTGACTGTTCTGGGTGTGTGTGTGTGTAGGCATCTCTTCAGCGGTGAGCGTGTGAGTTTTGGCCCCGCCGGTTTCGCCGAGGGTGTCAAATTCGGTTTGGCCTGCATCCCTACCCACCAGCACGCGGCCCCGCGCATTAGGCAGGCCGAACGTGCTGGAACCATTGCCGGCCCCGTAACTGATGCCGATCGCGGCGAACAGTTGCGGGTATTGTGTGCGGCTGACAGCTGCGCCGTCGCATAGCAGCCAGCCGGCTGGCGCGGTGTTGCCGGCGAACGGTGCCATACGGCCCACAGGATCACCCACCTGCAGCTGCGCCTGCTGTTGCGCCAACCTCAGCTGCAGCTGCCTGATGCCATCCTCTAGCTCTCTAAGGGCCATCACAGCCCCTTTACTGTCACGGTGATGATCCAGCGGCGAGGGGTGATCTCGTGCTGCAGGTGGACGATTTGGCTGTCTTGGGTGGTGTTCTTGAACTGCACGGTGATGCGCTGGCCCACCTCTAAGTCGTTAGCAGCTTGCGGGTTTTGTTGCGCGTTCCAGCGGAATGATGAAACAAACAGGCGAGGCTCAGCAGCATCCACCAGCAGCGCAGCCATGCGATCGGCGAGGGATGCGTCGTAGGGCGCTACGCCCCATAGGTTCACCTCGAGCCGGCTGGATCGCACCCCGTAGGTGTCGATGCTGGGCTGTGCGACCACGATCAGGTTGTCGTTCAGCTCGGTGGTGCCGTCAGCGCTGACCCCGTAGTTGGTAACGTCCAGCCGGTTGACCATGCCTCGGGTGTCGTAGCTGGCGTTCACATCCACATAGTGGAGGGCGCCCGGGGCTGCCTCGTCGCTGAACAGGGCAGAAACAGGCAGCGCTGAACCCGGCAGCCTGAACCTGGTCACGCCATCCTTAGCCACATACCAGGACGCGCCGACCGAGTTACAGGCCAGATCGAAATGGTTAGCCAGGTTCGATTCATAGACGGTTGAGCGCAGCCGTAC